AAACTAAACAAGTTAAAGCAGTTAACCCACTAAATAATGGAATGCCTGGCGGTACTTTCACTTCTGGTGATGGTGTAACTCTTTTCAACACAGCTCACCCAACACTTGCTGGAAGTTTCAGTAACACGTTGGCAACAGCTGCGGACTTAAACGAAACTTCATTAGAGCAATCAATGATCGACATTGCTGCTCTTACTGATGAAAGAGGTTTAAAGATCGCTGCTAAAGCTGTTAAGATGATCATTCCATCTGCACTACAATTCACAGCTGAAAGACTAATGCAGTCTGCAGGTAGAGTTGGAACTGCTGATAATGATGTCAACGCAATTAAATCTATGGGGATGATTCCTCAAGGTTACACTGTTAATAATTTCTTAACAGACACTGATGCGTTCATGATTATTACAGACGTGCCAAATGGTATGAAGCATTTCGAAAGATCTCCATTGACTACTAAAATGGAAGGTGATTTCGATACTGGTAATGTTAGATACAAAGCTAGAGAAAGATACGTATTTGGCGTATCTGACCCTAGAGGTATCTTCGGTTCTCCAGGAGCTTAATACTTAATTTTTGTGGCGGGACATAGTCTCGCCACAATTAATAAATAGAAAGATAAAACCATGAAAAAATTCCTAATAAACATATATGCTTATGATCATCACGGTAGATTTGAAGTAGAATCTAAAGATGATGCCATTTCTTTAGAGCAATCAATAGTTGACAAGCTAGGAGAAAATAGTATAGTTTGGGAAAAATCGGGAATGTTTAGAAACTTTCCTTATCGAATAACTTATGAAGAGGTTATAAATGATACAAGACCTTTACAAACAAAAAAGGTCCTTGGAGTTGAAGTGGGAACAAGAGCATCTATCTAATGATAAGTATACTCTTGAAATGGTCAGAATTGATGACAAAGTTAGAGAAGTCATTACAAAGATCAAGCTGGAAGAAGCAGCTATTGCCCACAGACAGAATACTGTCGAAGGATCAGCTCCACAAGTTTCAGTAGCTACTTAATAAAAAGCTACATCGTTGGAAAAAATCCACTCCACACTACAGGCTCTCTTGCACTCTACTAAAAAATAACATATAATACTCACACTATACATAAAATTGAATATCGACGCGTATAGTCGACGGCCTAGAGACGGTATTCAAATAACTAGGAGGATAATAATATGGCAAACACTACGTTTCAAGGACCAGTAACATCTAAAAATGGATTTATTACTACAGGTCCAGCTAATGTTGTAGACGCTGACGCTAGCGTTTCATTAACAGTTGCTACTCATGCGGGTAGAATTGTACACAATAATGCAGCAGGTGCAGTAACTTACACATTACCAGCAATTAATGCTAACGCTGATTCTGCAGTTGCAGGACCAGGAGCAGATCTAAACAATCTAAGTAACATAGGTGCAAGTTTTGAAATTTTTGCATCAATTACTAAGACTGGAGATTTTGTTGTACAAGTTGCAAATGCTAACGATGTTATGGTTGGAGGCGCAAAATTTATTGACGACTCTTCTGATAACGTTGTTGGTTTTGAAACTGTTGCAGCATCAGACACTATTACTTTAAACGGTAGTACAACTGGTGGTGTAACTTTTGCAAAAGTTACATGTACTGCAATTAGTTCTACTCAATGGAAAGTTGATGTAGAGTCTGGTTGTACTGGTACACCAGCAACTCCGTTTAGCGCGGCAGTTTAATAAATAATTAGTGTGGGGCTTCGGCCCCACATAAAATATAAGGAGAACAAATGGGATTTAAAAATGATATACAAGCAACGAGATCCGATGCAGCTGCAGGTGCAACAGCTATTGTAGAACCACCAATAAGATTAAGAGGTATAATTATTGCTTCTGATGGTGGGGGCGCAGGTGTTTTAGAACTTACAACAACATCGAATTCAGGAACAACTTTATTTCTTGCAGATGTTCCAACAGGTGATGTAATTAATTTTAACTTTCCTGAAGATGGAATTTTATTTCCAAAAGGAATTTTTTGTAAAACTAAAACAAATATCGCTGCTTATACTTTATTGACAGACAAATTTTCTGGTCCAAACTTAAGCTAGGAGGTCTGAGTGGCTAATGTTACTTCGAGTTCTTATGTTTTTGATAAAAACCTTGGAATAGATGAGATTATTGAAGATGCATACGAACGTATTGGTATGCAAAGTGTCTCTGGTTATCAGTTAAAAACTGCTAAGAGATCTTTAAATATTTTATTTTCCGAATGGGGAAATAGAGGATTACATTTTTGGGAAGTTAAAAATCAAAGTGTAACTTTAGTAGATGGTCAAGCAGTATATACATTTTTTAGATCACCATCTGACGGTTCTTCAGATGGTATCAGCACAACTTTATCTGCAGGTATAAATGCAACTGTAACAACTATTGGTGTTGCTTCGGTTACAGGATTGCCTACAAGCGGTATAATTATTATTGGAACAGAACAGATTACTTATTCTGGAATCTCCTCATTGAACCTAACAGGATGTGTTAGAGGTGTTAACGGAAGCACAGCTGCTACACACAGCAGTGGTGATACTGTTTTACAGTTTCCAAACGGAATGACTGACATACAAGAATTAAATTACAGGGTTGCATCTACAAATGTAGATACACCTATGACAAAAATTAGTAGATCACAGTATCAAGGGTTTTCTAATAAAACAAGTAAAGGTTTACCCACACAATATTGGGTTCAAAGATTTATTGATAAAACAACTGTTACTTTATATTTAACACCGGGCACTTCACAAGCTGGTGATTTTATAAATTTTTATTATACAAAAAGAATTGATGATGTGGGTGCTTACACAAATGCAACTGATGTTCCTTATAGATTTATACCATGTATGATTGCAGGACTGTCATATTACTTAGCTGTAAAATATGCACCACAAAGAGTTCAAGAATTAAAATTATTATATGAAGATGAGTTATTAAGAGCAGAAGATGAAGATGGTTCTTCTAACTCCACATACATCTCTCCTAAAATATATTATCCCGGTGTTAGTTAATGACTACTTTTTCACAAGGTAAATACGCTTTAGCAATTTCAGACAGATCTGGTATGGCTTTTCCATACAACGAAATGGTTAGAGAATGGAATGGCGCCCTGGTTCATATTTCAGAATACGAGCCTAAACAACCACAATTAGAACCTAAACCAACAAGTGCAGATCCACAAGCTTTACAAAGAGCAAGAACTGCAAGAACAGAATTTCCAACAGAAGATTTTTTACCTGAAAACCCTTTTGTAACTGCATCCAATACTACTTTAAAAATTAATTTTCCAAATGGCGCTTTACAAGTAAATGACTTTGTAAGATTTAGAAATGTTAAATCTCCTGTAGGTGGTGTAGCAATTTCAACATTACAAATGTCTACTACCTTAAATGGAGCAATAACAGATAGCGCTACTACAATTGATTTAACAGATGGTTCTGAATTTCCAACTTCTGGATTTATAGTAATTGAAAAAGTATTAACTGCTCAAGATACAAACGATCCTTTAAAAGTTGGAATGTATCAAAATGAAGTTATAAAATATACAGGACGATCTACGAATCAATTAACAGGTTGTACTAGAGGAACAAGTGCACCCTATAGAGGAACAGCTCCTGTATCTACAGTTGCTGGATCTCATGCTAATTTAGCAAAAGTTTTTGGTTGTTATAAGGTTGTTTCTTTAAATGAGACATCGGTTCCAAGTACAGGTCAACCATCTACAACTACACAATTTGATGGTATAAATGTTACACTAACTAACGCTGCATCAAGCACAGAAACGGGAGGTGGTTTTCAATGTACAATTGGACCCATAAATGATAGAGCATAATTATGTCAGGAATTTCAAAATATACATATACTACATTAACCAATGCGATTAGGGATTACACAGAAGTAAGTTCAGATGTTTTATCTACAACTATTGTAGATGGAATTATCATGGCAGCCGAAATGAGAATCAATCAAGAACTTCCAATGGACGCTGATAGAAAAGTTCAAGAAGGGACTTTAGTTGCAGATGATAATACGATTAATGCGCCAGCAGGTGCTTTATTTATAAGAGGTATAGAAGTTTTTGATTCTACAGCTAACACACAAGGAAAAGGAACTTGGTTAGAGAAAAAGGATCAAACGTATTTATCAGAATATGTAGATAGATTAACAGGACCAGAAGGGGATTTGACATCACAAGATGTAACCGGTTTACCTAAATATTATGCTATGTTTGGTGGGGCAACTGGCACATCTAGCACAACATCTGGAGGGATGTATCTAGCTCCTACACCTGACGCAAATTATATGTTTAGAGTATATTATAATAAATATCCTACAGGATTAGGTTCTGGGAGTGATGGAAATTCGGAGACTTATTTAAGCACATATTTCCCACAAGGTTTGTTGTATGCTTGTTTGGTGGAGGCATATGGATTTTTAAAAGGTCCAATAGATATGTTGACACTGTATGAAAATAAGTATAAAAATGCACTACAACAGTTCGCAGGAATGCAACTGGGTAGACGAAGACGAGACGACTATACTGACGGAACAGTTAGAATACCAGTTAAGTCACCGTCTCCATAAATAAGGAGAAAAAATTATGGCAATAACATCGGCAATATGTAACAGTTTTAAAAACGAACTTATGACTGCGACTCATAACTTTACAGCGTCTACAGGAAATACTTTTAAAATTGCATTATACACAAGTTCTGCAACTCTAAGTGCATCAACTACTGCTTACTCTACATCAAATGAAATCACTAACTCTTCTGGATCTGCTTACACTGCAGGCGGAAAAGCTTTAACAAACATTACTCCATCTTTAGATGGATCAACAGCTTGTGCTGATTTTGATGACGTTAGTTTTACGTCAGCATCATTCACAGCGAATGGATGTTTAATCTACAATGACACTGCAACAGGTGATCCTGCTGTTTGTGCAGTAGCTTTTGGTGGAGACAAAACAGTTTCAAGTGGAACTTTTACTATTCAATTCCCAGCTAAAGCAGCGACAACGGCTATAGTTAGAATAGCATAAGGAGGTAAATCCTTATGGCATCTATCTGGGGTGGTGATAGTCCTTCAGTAGCCTGGGGAGATAACTCCTGGCAATCAAATACTGTTTCAATTTCTTTAACAGCACCATCTGCATCAACAACTTCAGTTGGTTCTTTAACAGCCTTTAATCAAAACGGTTGGGGTGGAGCTCAATGGGGTAATGATGGTTGGGGTGTAAACTTTGCTGTCGCTTTAACTGCACCTGCTGCTTTAAACACTTCATTAGGATCTTTAATTGCTGAACAATTTATAGATGCCCCTTTAACTGCGCCTACTAATTTAACATCTTCATTAGGGTCTTTAACAACAACTCAACTTTCAATTGCAGATTTAACGGCTCCAAGTCAAATGACTTCTCAAGTCGGAGACTTTGATAATGCCGGTACTTTAGTTGGTTGGGGTAGAAATGGTTGGGGTGAAGAACCTTATGGAGACTCATTTAATAAATTAGTTCAATTAACGGCACTACCAGTAGCAACAACAAGTGTTGGATCTTTGTTACCTGCGGACGTCGTAGGACTAACTGCACCTAGTGCAGCAACAGCAAGTGTTGGATCTATTAATTTAGAATTTTCATATGTACCAAGCGGGCAATCAGCAACAGCAAGTGTTGGAGCAATTGTACCTGCTATAGGTGTTCCATTAACAGGAGTATCAGCAACAGCAAGTGTAGGAGCTATTGCTCCTGCAGACGTTATGGGATTAACAGGGGTTGAAGCAACAGCAAGTGTAGGATCAATAGAGGTTACAGAAACACAATTAATTATAATTGGTAGTGATTGTGTAACTACACCGGCTATTCTAACTTCTGCAGTTGGATCTATTGTTTCAGGAATAGGAGTTCTATTAACAGCACCATCTGCTGTAACAGCAAGTGTAGGAGCTATTGCTCCTGCGGACGTTGTGGGATTAACAGGGGTTGAAGCAACCGCAGAAATAGGTACAACTGGCTTTGGAACAATAGGTTACAAAGATATTGACATAACCGGCAATACATCTTATACAGATGTAAATCATGCTGCTTAATTGATTAAGGAGAACAAAAAATTATGGCATCAACATACACAGCGCTTGGCGTAGAATTAATGGCAACCGGTGAAAATGCCGGTACTTGGGGAACAAAAACAAATACGAATTTAAATATCATCGAGCAAATTGCTGGTGGATATTCTGCACAATCTATAGCAGGTGGTGCCGGAACTACAGCTTTATCTGTATCTGATGGAGCAACTGGGGCAGTAATGTCTCACAGAATGATTGAATTCACAGGAAGTATTACAGGAAATAGAATTGTAACAATTCCTTTAGATGCACAAACATTTTATTTTTTAAGAAATTCAACATCAGGTGCTTACACAGTACAATTTAAATATGCTTCTGGTTCAGGAGATTCATTTACTTTTAGTGCAACAGACAAAGGTGATCAACTTGTGTTTGCTACAGCAAACGATGGAACTAACCCAGACATTTACACTCTAGATTTTGGTGATGTAACTCTTACTGGAACTCAAACTTTAACAAACAAAACTTTAACTAGTCCTAAAATTGGAACTTCAATTTTAGATACTAACGGAAATGAACTTGCGCTTTTAACAGCTACGGGTTCTGCAGTTAATGAATTTACAATTGCAAACGCAGCCACAGGTGCAGGACCTACTCTTTCATCTACTGGTGGTGATACAAATATTGATATTAACGTAACTCCAAAAGGAACTGGAGATGTTGTTCTTGCAGGTGATACTGTAAAAGTTGGAGACTCAGGAGCGGCAGCAGTTTTAACATCTAATGGTGCTGGAACTCTGACATTAACTACTGGCGGAGCAACTGATTTAGTCTTAAGTACAAACAGCGGAACTAACTCAGGAACAGTTACTATTACAGATGGCGCTAACGCTGATATGACTGTAGCCCCTAACGGTTACGGAAGATTTACTGTAGATGGTCAAGGTAAAATTGAAAGTGTTGCAGAAAAAGTTACAGTAGAAGCTACGGCTGCTACAGGAACTGTTAACTACGATGTTCTTACACAAGCAGTATGGTACTTTACTTCAAATGCTTCAGGCAACTATACTTTAAATATTAGAGGAGACGGTTCTACAACTTTAAATACTATTATGGATGCCGGTGAGTCTATCACAATTGCTCACTTAGTTACACAAGGCGGCACTGCTTACTACAACAATGCTTTTACAATTGATGGTTCAAGTGTAACTCCTGAATGGCAGGGGGGTGCAGCACCTACTGCGGGAAACATTAACTCAGTTGACGTGTACCAGTACACTATTATAAAAACTGGGGACGCAGCATTTACAGCGTTTGCTTCACAAACGCAGTTTGCATAAGGATAGTTTTGGGCTATGGGATTATTATTCCAAACAAGATCCAGAAGAGATAAAAAGGAGTAGGAATTATATGTTATATAGTGCAGCAAAAATAGATGAAAATAATGTTGTAGTTGATGTTATTATTGTAGCTGAAACAGATATTTCTGATGAAAACGGTATTAGTGATGAATTAACTACTACTTTTGCTAATAAAGTTAGAGAAACTACTGGTACTTGGAAAGCAGCAGGATTATATCAAGAAGGAACAGGAGAATGGAGAGGAGTAGCTCCATCAATAGGAGATAATTGGTCTTCAGATGCAGATAGATTTTATATTGAACAACCGTGGCCTTCTTGGACATTAGACAGTGATTTTAATTGGAACCCACCAGTTCCAAAACCAAATAATATTACACAATGGCGTTGGGAAGAATCAACGCAATCATGGGAACTACCGTTAACAGGAGGTGATGAATAATGCCATTATTAGGAACAAGAGGAGGAGCTGCAGCTAGAGGATTTGGATTTTCAGGAGGTTCTGAAACATTTATGGAAGCTACAGGTGGAACTATTACAACATCAGGCGATTTCAAACTACATACATTTACATCATCAGGTACATTTGAAGTAACTACAGAATACAGTGACCCTTCTGCCTACCCTGTTGAAGTTTTAGTTGTTGCTGGAGGCGGCGGCGGTGGAGACGGAACAGGAAACGGTGGCGCTGGAGGTGCTGGTGGCTTTTTAGAGGGTAATTTTACAAATTTAACAGAAGGTTCTTACCCAGTAAGTATTGGCTCAGGTGGAGCTACAAGAACTGGTAACCAAAATGGAGCTGGTGGATCTAATTCAACTTTTAATGGAGCAACTGCTAATGGCGGCGGAGGCGGCGGAGGCGGTGGTTCAGGCCCTGGTCTCTCTGGAGGTTCTGGTGGAGGCGGTGCTAGAGCTGGAGGAGGTTCTGGAAACCAAGGTGATAGTGCTGGATTAACCGGTTTTGGAAATAACGGAGGAGCTGGATCTGGAGGTACTACTGTATCAGGCGGCGGCGGAGGTGCTTCTGCAAACGGATCCTCACCTGGTAACGGAGGAGCTGGAAGAGAATGGTCTCCAAATTCAACTACTTACGCTGGAGGCGGTGGAGGTTCACGTCAATCTGGTCCCCCTGCAGGAACAGGAGGAGCTGGTGGAGGCGGTAATGGAGCAGCATCTATTGGTGGAGGCGTTGGAAGTGGAACTAACGGATTAGGCGGTGGAGCTGGAGGATCTTGTGATTCACCTGGTGGTTCATCTGGTGGTTCTGGAACAGTGATCATTAAATACAGGTTTCAGTAGTCACTATAACTTGATTATTTTCCTATACATGCTATATGTAATTCAGAATGAAGAATTTTGTATTACAGAAAGATGTTTAAATTAAATTCAGGATCAAAAGAATTAGAAATAAATGCTTGGTTTCCTACATTGATAGGAGCTAGTTTTTATAAAAATCATAATAAAGACGCTCCACAAATAATAAAACATTTAGAAAAAATTAAATCTAATTGTCCTAAGTCTATTGGTCAATCTAGTTTTTTTCTTCATCCTTGTCACAAAGATAAAAAATTAAAAAATTTAAATTCATGGATTCAGAATAGAGTAAATGAGTACACAAGTTTTTATGGTTTTCCAAAAAAATATAAACCAGTTGAATCGTGGTTTCATTGGTATAAAGAAAATAATTTAGCAGACGCCCATGTTCATTTAGGTAGAACTATTTCTGTTATTTATTATCTTCAAAGTGATCCCAATGATTCTAGAGTAGTTTTTAATTCTCCTGTTCCAGTAGACATGAAAAATCCTTTTGATGTAACTGCAAATAATAGTAAAGAACATCTACAAAAAGATCATTCTTTTACTGAATGTTTTTATAAACCAATAGAAGGTATGTTATTAATTTTTAGATCGTATTTAGTTCATAAAGTAGAATTAAAAAATAATAAATTAAAAGATAGAATTATTATAAGTTGGGACTTAGATTAGATGATACATAAAAATGGATATTGGTATTTTAAAAATGCTGTTAATAAAGATTTTTGTAAAAAGATTGAGGATATTGTAAAAAAAATAAAACCAATAAAAGGAACTATATCCGGAATAAATAATGCTAAGAAAGAAAAAGAAAAATTATTTAAGAAAAGAAATTCAGATATAAAATTTTTTTCAGATCAAGCTATTTATGATCAAATTATATATTATGTTAGAAAAGCAAATGAAGCAGCCAATTGGAATTATGAGTTTGATTGGGTAGAAGAGGCTCAATATACTATATATAAAAAGAATCAACATTACGATTGGCATTGTGATCAATCAAGTGAAATATATAAAAGCGATGATATTAATTTTAATGGTAAGACAAGAAAACTAAGTTGTACTTTACTTCTAAATGATACAAGTAAATATGAGGGTGGTGATTTTGAGTTTGATTTTAGAAATAATAAAAAAGGTAATAATATTAAAAAGGCCACTGAATTAACTCATCAAGGTGACTTGATAATATTTCCATCTTATGTATGGCATAGAGTAACGCCAGTAACAAAAGGAACTAGAAAGAGTTTAGTTATGTGGACAATAGGTCCTCCTTTTAAATAAGTTTTAAAGATGCCAAAAAAAGCTAAACAATTTATGTATAGTGTGCCTCTACCAAAACATGTGGAGCTATATCCTAAACTATGTGGTCATTTTATGACACCTACCTTTGAAGTAGTTTATCCAGGGGTATCTGATAAATTAAACATTAAAAAAACAAAATATTATAATTCAAAAGGTGGTCAAACTATTAATTTACAAAAAGATCCTTTCTTTAACGATCTTACAAAAAAAATAAAGTTAAGCGTTTCTATATTAGCAGAAAATTATTTTAAGATTAAAAAAGGGTATAAAGTAGACATCGTGTCTATGTGGTTAAATTCAAATGAAAAAAATATGAATCATCCTCCACATAATCACATGAATACTTTCGTAAGTGGTGTATTCTATTTAGGTGGGGAGACTAAAGAATATTCTCCTTTAAAATTTTTAAGACCATACGCTTTACCAAATTTACCAATCATTGAAGAATACAATCCAATAAACTGTAATGTTTTAGAATCAATATGGGAAAAAGATAAATTAATATTATTTCCATCTTATTTATATCACTATGTAGATAGAAACACGTCCGATAAGTCTAGGGTAACTATTGCATTTGATGTAATATTAAGAGGTAAATATGGAGAAATAATAAAGAATGGGGAAACAGTAGGACAATATAAAATATAATGTGGGTACATCCTCTTAAGAATCATACATTAATAAAAAATAAATTATTAGAATCTATTAGCAAGGTTCCTAAATTTTCATTAACTGAACATGAGAATAATAAAATATCTCATACTGATTTTTATTTATCTGCTTCCGTAAAAAGAGAATATTTAGATATTTTTTATGACAACATTAAGCAACATATGCTTATGTTATGTGAAAATTTTCATTCAAAAAATTGGAGGATTCATTCAAGTTGGTTTCAACAATATCATCAAGGGGATGCCCATGGATGGCATAATCATGGAGAATCTCAATTTGCAGGAGTTTATTATTTAGAAATGCCCAGTAAATCTATGGTCACAGAATTTTTAGATGGTTCTAAAATAAAAGCAAAAGAGGGGGATATATTAATATTTCCATCATATAAGTATCACCGTTCTAAAAAAAATGACTCTAAAAAGCGTAAAACTGTGATAGCTTTTAACTGTTCCTTTGATGTTTGGAATGGTAATAAGGGCTAGATTTTAAGTAAATCTCAATATATAAGGGATTATTATGCTACAAAAACTAGGCTTTGCACCAGGATTTAATAAACAAGTCACAGAAACCGGAGCTGAAGGGCAATGGTTTGATGGGGACAATGTACGTTTTAGGTACGGTACACCAGAGAAAATAGGTGGTTGGACTCAATTAGGTGAAGATAAATTAACAGGTTCTGCAAGAGCAATACATCAATTTGAAAACAAAGCCAGTGTTAAGTATTCTGTTATAGGCACTAATAAAATTTTATATGTTTATGTTGGTGGTCAGTATTATGATATTCACCCCATTCGAGCAACTTTAACAGGAGCTAATTTTACAAGCACCGCTTCATCTACAACGGTTACCGTAACATGCACCGGGACTCACGGATTATTAGAAGATGATATTGTTTTATTTGATAGTGTAACAGGATTAAGCGGATCTACATTTACCAACGCAACCTTTGAAGATGTAAAATTTATGGTTGCCTCAGTTCCAAGTGCAACTACATTTACAATTACTATGAACACTGCAGAGGCAGGAACTCCTGTAACAAATGGTGGATCAGCTTCTGTTTTATGTTATTACAATGTTGGTCCCTCTCAACAACTGGGTGGTTTTGGGTACGGAGCAGGTAACTGGAGCGGTCAAACAAGTGGAGCAGCAACCACTACTCTTGCTACAGCGTTAACTGATACCACTACTACAAACATAGTTTTATCTAGCACTTCAGCTTTTCCAACATCGGGAGAAATTAGAATAGATAATGAAGATATAAGTTACACGGCGAATGACACCAGCACCAACACTTTAAGTGGAGGAGCAAGAGGAGTTAATGGAACGACCGCAGCTACACATACTTTAGGTGCTACGGTTACAAATATTTCTGAATACGTTGCATGGGGAGAATCTTCAACAGCTGAAGACTTTACTATTGACCCTGGACTATGGATTTTAGATAACTATGGTCAAAAACTAATAGCACTTATTTATAATGGTCCTTGTTTTGAATGGGATGGATCTCCAACAAATGCTGTTAACGTTAGGGCAACTCTTTTACCTAACGCACCTACGGCATCAAGACATGTTTTAGTATCTACACCAGATAGACACTTAGTATTTTTTGGCACAGAAACAACAGTAGGTAATAGTGCTACTCAAGACGATATGTTTATTAGATTCTCTGACCAAGAAAGTATTGATCAAACAGACTCCTATACTGTAACTGCAAACAATACCGCCGGTACACAAAGATTGGCTGATGGATCAAGAATAATGGGAGCCCTTAAAGGTAGAGACGCAATTTATATTTGGACAGATACAGCATTATTTTTAATGCAATTTGTTGGTGCGCCTTTTACTTTTTCTTTTCAACAAGTAGGTACAAACTGTGGACTCATAGGTAAGAATGCTTGCGTAGAAGTAGATGGTAAAGCTTATTGGATGTCGGAAAATGGTTTCTTTACTTATGATGGACAATTAAAATCATTACCTTGTCTAGTAGAAGATTTTGTATATGACGATATTAATACTACGGCAAGAGATTTAATAAACTGTGGTTTAAATAATTTATTCGGAGAAGTTAATTGGTTTTATTGTGGCTCTGCATCCAACCTAATTAATAAAGTAGTCACATATAATTATTTAGACTCATCCGCTAACAGACCTATTTGGACAACCGGCACATTAGCAAGGACAGCGTGGGAAGATTCTGCTTTGTTTGGTAAACCACATGCAACTTTTTATGATTCATCTAGCAATAGTTCTTATGATGTTGTTGGTAATACCGACGGCTGTACAATATACTATGAGCATGAAACAGGGACCGATCAAGTGGACGCCGGCGGAGCTGTTACAGCTATAATAGCAAACATAGCTTCTGGTGATTTTGATATTACACAACGTAGAAGCAGCACAGGACAGACAGTAGGTATGCCAGATTTAAGAGGAGACGGAGAATTCATAATGAGGATAAGCAGATTTATACCAGATTTTATAGATCAAACAGGGACAACAGCTATTAAATTTAAAACAAGATTGTATCCAAATAGCACACAAGTTACCAATAGTTTCAATTGTACTTCCTCTACAACAAAAAAAGATGTAAGAGTAAGAGCACGACAAATTGCATTAGAAGTTGCAAA